TCGTGTGCATCTTCAGGAAGTGTCCATTCATTAGTTCGAATGTTTACACCTTTCTCCCAAACATCGTTGCCATTACAGTTATAAATGCGTGTTACTGCACTACACACATTGAGTCCAACTTGTTCTAGGGTCTTGGCATAGTCGCTACCTGTAACCAAGTATACGTCATTAGCATAACAAAAGTCTATAAAGTATCCTTGAAAATCAGCATCCATACCTCGCCGACTAGGCGTTAATGTCCCGTCAACATCAAATATAAACTTATTACCCACGATCTGTAACTCTCTTTCTTAAATCACTTGAACTAAAACGATGATCTCGTTTATTAAAGTATAAATCAATATCTCTTTTACGGCAAATATCTTTACCAGTAAAATCCTTATCTCTATACTCCTCTCCTAATATTCTAACATGAATATGATACATTGTCAAGATATCTTCTAGGTCTTGTTCGGTACCATACGGAATAATTTCATCTACATACCCTACTGCTTTAAGTTGTGTATAACGTTCAACAATAGTTTGTATAGGAGCATTTTTATTTAGACGATCGACACTAGGGTCTACCTGCAATCCACAGATCAAATAATCGCATTGCTCTTTTGCATCGCGTAACATTTGTACATGTCCGGCGTGTAAGAGATCAAACGTACTACAAGTAAATCCTACTTTCAATTTCCTGCTCCTTGTGCAAATAATCCAAATACCAATAAGCTACTACCGATGATAATTTTATCACCTAAGGTTGTATTATCTTGCATAGTAGCACATCCTGACAATAATAATATTAGTGATAATGATTTCATCGCATCTGCTCCGCTAGTCCTTTTAACAAATCAATTAGTTCTTCGATAGTATTTAGGTCCTGCTCGCTCTCTGTATCAATTTCTACTTCTAATTTAATTTTCATTTTAGTCTCCGAAATCAAACAAACTACTAAAGGTGTTGTGTCGTTTAGTATCTTCTAATGGATAGTTCAACACACCAATCAAGTTGTCTAACTTATTATCAATAATTGTTTCTGCCATTGCTGCATCATCGAACGGAAGTTCTTTGAACCAGTCTGGCATACGCAATTCATCTGTGGGATACGCAACACTTGTGTATCCTAATGGGTTCTGTTTAAGTTTACAAACAATAACTTTCATGCCGTCAACAATCTCTTGCGAGTATTTGTCTCCGTTCATACGCTTGAGAGTATTCCAGTTAAGACTTGCTCTGACGTGTCCGGGCATGTTAGCTTTTCCAGCTTTCTCTTCTAAGCGACGATAGTGTCCGACTTTGTTTGCACGTTTCGGACTACCTTTTTCCCAACCAGGACGCTCACTAAACTCCTTACGGAATACAGTAATACGTTCTAGCACATCGGTTTGCGGCTTGTCGGTGAGTACCATAAGCAATAGCTCACTCAAAAACTCTTGCATAAACACAGGAGTATCACTTCTACGCAAGTCCAGGCCCATAGCTTTTACTTTGCCTGCCTTACCGTCTACGTCACTGCGGAAACCTTCTGTGTCATACACTAGAGCGGCATAACGCTTCTTAGTAATAAACAATCCGCTTTGTGCAACAATCTCTCGACCAGCTGCAATAACATCACTACGGCTCTTAGGACAATGGAATGATTTTGCCATCATATCCGGAAACGTTGCATTAGCTGCATCTGCTACTTGGTCATATAGAGTAATTACATTCTCTTTAGTCCAAGGAATATTACCTGCTTCGACTTCTGTTTTTAAAGTAGGCCAAGCACTAAAGTAACACGAGTCAGTATCACCGTAGATCATTGCTTCTCCGGTATGATCGTATACCCCAGTAATAACTTTGTTAACTTCTGCACTCATGTGCTTAACAATAGTACGACCAGTAAGTGTAGTTGACTGTCCGATACGCTTATCAAAGAACCTGCAACCAGGGTTAAGAATAGCACCATACAAACTGTTAAGCAAAATCTTCTTAACCAGCTGTCGTTTGTCCCAGTACTCAATCTCTGCTGAATTCTTTGCTTCCTTTGCCTTCTTTAGCATCTTTTGCAAGTCTTTACGTTCGGCATACCAACGTTTTAAAATACCTGGAATAACACCTTCAAACTCTGTAGTAAAAATAGTACCGTTGCTACTAAGCATCCAAGGTTGATTACTATCAAATATTAATTGATAAATTTCTGCACCACTTAATGCATCACTGCGCCCGTCTTCCCAGTCGATTGTAAGCAAAACATCTCTACGTTGTTTCATAACAGCATCGTATTCTTCTGTTGCAAATCGACCTTCCCAACTACCTGCAAAACTCTGTTTCTTAAGACCCATGTCTTCTGCTACACGAGCTTCTGATATGTCTGGCCGGATCTGTCCTACAACAGTTTCTGGAGCCATGTTCAATGCACGAATCACCGATGGATACAGCGAATTCAAGTCCATTGATCCAATCCACTTGTGCAAGCCCTTCTTAGGAAACGCAACATACGCACCAGCAGCCTGTGTATTTTCTTCGTCGTCTCTGTTTTTACGATTAGGAACTTGCAAGCCTCTGTGATGAGCCTCGTTAATAATACCTTGTTCAGTAACAGCAACGGCGCCCATAGTAGTTTGGATAAGAACTGTGTTCTCATGTGCAATTGTATTGCTCAAGTCAATAAAGCGTAGTTTCTTATCCAGCTTGTCAAGCAGTGCAGTATCTTGAATGTTGTATTCAATAAACTTTTTAAAGTCATTGTTGTATAACTGATCAAGTGTACCTTCGTATGCTGTCTTGTTTTCACCTACTTCAATTTCACCAATAGCGTCTAGTCGATAGCTGTGACGTTCTTCATATGTATACTTACGATACAAGTTCAAACTGTCCAAGTGTACACGACCTACCAAGTCGTATGTTTCACTTTCCTTACCAAACTTTTCGTAAGTACGTTTCTTAGGCAACTGTCCCCACAAGCAGAAACGCCGTGTGTCATCCTTGCTCAATACACGAGCTACACGATTAACAGTATACGGAATATCATAGCCTTCGCTGTTCCATCCACTCAAAATGTCAGCATCTTCAATAAGTGTTAAGAACGTGTCCAGCATGTCCTTTTCCTTTTCAAACAGCATTACATTAGGAATGTCTTTGAGCAACTCAGTTGCTGCTTCCATAGTAAGTGTCTTAGGCGGTACTGCCAAACAAATCATTGTTTCTAGCCACTGCAAATAAACAGACACAGACGTAATACCCATAAACGGATCGCTAGGATCAGCAAAGCCGCGCTCTGGATCAAAGTCTGTCTCAATATCGAAAAATGCAATGTTTAGTTTAGGTGCATCTTGATTAAGATAGTTTTCACTTAGACATTGAAAGATTGGATTAATATCACTTTCAAACAGTGTCTTGTCTCTATTAATAGCAACTTCTTTTCTAAAGTCCTTTGTATTCTTACACACAATACGACTTAGTAGATCTCCGTACACACTTTTGTACTTGCCTTTTTGATCCTTATAGTAAAATGTATATTTTACTGGATATTCGCGGAATGTTCTAACTCCGTCTTTGCGTTCGACTAGCTTGATCATATCATGATCACGGTCAAACAATGCGTCTACATAACTCAATTAAATGCCTCCTGTTGCTTGTGGCCAACTAACCGTAAACCTGTTTGTAAGTAAACGACTCTATACATATATTATACTACATATTTACAATGCTGTCAATCTCTGCTTGATCTTTAGCATATTGATCTTCAAAATATTTTTCAACATTTTGTGCTTTATCATCAATCCAAATATCGTAATGGGGTTTTTTAAAATTAACAGTTGTATATTTTACGCCCCATTCTTTTAATTGTTTAATAGTAAGATCAGAATGATCCATATTAGAACTCATTCCTCTTGCAGTCCAGTAATGTATTTCGTTACCGTTATCATACAATGCATTAAAATGACCAATCCGGTCATTAAATGGCTTGCTAAGTTGATAATTACTACCTTCTGTATTGCAAATTGTGCCATCAATATCTACATAATAAATCATAATTTTACCACCATGTTGCTGCTACTCCGTATCCGAATACATTAACTACTGCAAAGTATCCTGTTAGTAGCATTACCCATGCTGCACCTCTGCGTACTGCTGCATAACATTGTGTAACACTACCAACAAAGAATCCTGGATACACAAGCATCATATTAGGATCTTTAGCATTAACTGCAAGAGTTAAACTTGCTGCTACTGTAAAGACAAAACTTACAAGTTCAAAATAGAACGCAGTTTTATCTGTTGTATAACTGTTTACCCAGAAGTCTTTTATTTTATTAATCATAATAAATTGTCCTTAATAATTTTCAAAATGCGCTTATTATAATTTGCTCTTTTAAAGGCTTCATACCCTTCTTGCAACCTAGTAGGGACTAATGAAAATTTTCTATTTTGTTTATATCCCATTATTCCTGACATAAGGGTACTAGTTAAGAACGGTGAGGCATCAAATTGCACAAGATTGATTTTGTCATCAGTAAAAAACTTTATATACGTAAGACTATCTCCTTGATTAAAATCGATAGTCTTACAATCTTTACGCATTCTAAACGAAGGCTTAACTACTCTAAACCAATGTGCTATATTAAAAGATGCACTTAGTCCAATACAGTTTTTAGTAAATTCTGTTTCTTCATAATAAGGAGGAAGTTGATTCATAATTAGCGATTCTTCAGAAAAGAACAAATAAGTTGGGGCTGCTAATTGAATTACTTTGTCATCAATGTTTCCTATGAATTTTTCAATAAAGTTAGAATTATACTCGTATTTAGAATTAGCATGTGTCCAGTCATCATCAAATGTTATACTAAAATCAATCGGTGCTTTAATACTGAATGTGTTTCTAGCATCATCTAGTATAGCTGGACATACTCCACCTGCACCTCCAAAAAACTTTTTATTATCTAAATCTTTAAGGATGTTTTTTGGAGAATAATATTTTAATTCGCTTATAAAAAAATTATCTTCAGGGAACGATGCCCAGTATACTGTTCTCATTACTTGTCTACGCCGACTGTGGCAACAATTGTTTCCAGATCTTCAAAGTAGTCTGCATGCTTTTCCCAGTCACGTTTCTGTGCAACTTTAATTGCTTTGTTAATTAGAGCAGGCTTAATGTCAAGTTCTTCTGCTACTGCTTTAACAGTATCTTTGAGGCCTTCTTGCAAGTCCTCAATTTCTTGCAATACTGTCACACCTTCTTGAACAAGTCGTGTTAGTTTTGCTTTTTCTTCTGCACCGTAGGTACGATCACTCATAGTTTACTCCTAAATAAATGTTGTTACCTGTTAAGTATACACGATTATTTGGTAGTTGTCAAGCGTTTATTTTATAAAAGCACCAATTCTGCCATGGATGTCTAGATATTCACGATAGATATATCCTTCGGGCGGTGTAGTGTCCTGCCCTTCCCAGACTGGGATAAAGTGCTGTGTATCTTCGTCAAAGTCTTCATTACGTCTTAGATGCACTTCAATTAGTTTGCCACCTATGAATTCGCAGTTGATCCATTTGTGCGGATATGATATTGATTTAAGTATTTCAGGAAAGGCTAATACGTCATCTGTTCGAGACCAGTCGTCCCACTGAGTAAATGTATCTTCGCTCTTTCGACCTTCAACACACAGCCTTTGCGCACCGTAGTAGTAGTCTACACTAAGATGCCTACCTTCAAACCATTCACACCAGAAGTAACCGTAGGGTAAATCACAAGTGTCTTTTTCAAGCCACATCTTTGTTGCGCCTAATCCTAGTCCCAGCATATTGACACAAGGTCGAACAATATAAAAGCCCGGATGCGGAACATCAAGTCCGACCGGGCCACAGTTATATCGCATTTTTCTACTTACAATTAGTTTGTCCATTACCCAAATTAAATCTGGGTCAATAGTTTGCCAAACAAAATCTTCGGCACTATCTTCCATTTATTTCTTAATAGACGACTTCCCTGCAAGTTTTGCATGTAAATTTTGTTTGTAAGGATCGTTGCTTTCTTTTGTAACAACTTTTCTTACAGCAAGTGTTTCAGGCATTTGCATTTCAGTTGCTTCTTGGTAATCTAAGTGATGATATACACTACCAATATCAGCCGCCGCTTTAGTAATTTTAGATTGCACCCAACCTTCAAGGCCTTCTGATTCGCTTATACCTTTAAGCAAGTCATGCAGCTTAATTGCATACTTTGCTATTTTGTATAATTCTGCACGAGCCATTTGTACTTCGTGATCTTGCTCTGCTCGGTGTGCTAAATCACCTAAGCCTTCTTTAACTGGATTACGCTGTTGTTTTTGGTTAACTTGTGTTGTCATTTCATTTTTCCTTGTAATAGGTTTATATGCATTGCCGCGTTTTAATGCATCTATATACATTGCAAACGCAGCATCATTTGTTAGTTGCCCGCCTTGCCAGCCATTAGGTGTCTTTTTAACCCATTGTTGACCGGCCCACTGCCACATGCTACTTTGCTTGTCTTTGAATCCTGTTCCTACAGGAATTTCTTTTACACTCTTTGGCACAGGCTGTTGCGAATCTACTTTAACAGGCTCTACCGGAATTGGCTTCCAGCTTACTCTAGTGCTATCAGAACTTTTACCATCAGGATTTAGCGCATTATCCACAGCACGATTAAGCATGCCCGGACTCTTTTTTCCAGCTTGAAACCCTTTAGCAAATCCATTTGCTAAATTTCCAAATGGACCTTCTGATATATCTGTTCTTCTCATACTATATTTATTCTTTTTTCTGCTTGCGTTTCTTTTTTGTTGTACCTGCACGGGTTAAAGTTCCCGGACCGCCATTAAGAAAGCCATTGCCGCCACCCATACTAGTGGCCATACTACCTGCACTGGTCATTTCGTCTACTTTATTCTTAGTATAGCAATCACAATGCTTGCAGTCAGGCCCGCAACCACATTCGGTTACTGGTTTACCGCAGCAGGCCTCTGGACACATTTCTACTTTTGCTTCTAATAGTTCACTTATTTTCATAATCTTATTCCTTAACCGTGTTCGAATCTAGCTTTACTTGGCGGCACATAGTTTTTGCGTTCTTGATATGATTGCCAATAAGCATTGCGTTCGTCTGTGCTTGCTCTACGTGCTTCATGCTCTTTATATTTTTTTATATAATGAGTTATTTCTTCTTTGCTTTTCCAGCCTTCATATTTGCCAACCAATGTGCCATCCTTTGCTTTTCACCACTTGAACTTTTAGCAGTCTTTCTTAAACTGCTAACACTTGCTTTAGTATTTACGCCACTACGCTTGGCCAAGCCTTTACGACCTGGCTTCTTGCCATCTGCAAAGTTTTCTGCTACACTTTCAAATTGCGGATTATTTAAGACGAAACTTATAGTTTTAGGGTCCTCGTCAAAGTCCATTGACCAACCAATTAGTTGTGCCCACTGATTGGCAAATCTTTTATAAA